CAAGGAAAGGTAAACTTTAAGGGTGAGATCATTGACAAAGGATAAAGATTTATCTAATGTAATACCTTTTCCAAAAAATAGAATAGTGGAAAAGTCAACCACTGGTCCTAAGAAAGACCAAAAGTTTTTAGATGAACTACATAGACAACAGACAAAAGAGTTTGTTGAGACAAGTGTAGATGAGATTAGTATAAATCTATTAAAACGTTTCTATGATCTTGCTATTAAGACAGAGAAGCCATCATTTACAAAAGACTTGGCGATGTTGGTAGATGTAATGAGAGGTTTGATATATAGAGACTTTAATATGAAACACCCATCGCAAGTTTTATCAGAGAAGATGGTAGAGTTAAGAGTTTTAAAAGATGGTAGCCAGAGTGCTAGAATTAGTTATGACACATTTAAAAAAGGTAAAACAGTGCCTTTAAACCCAGAAGTCAAAGAAGAATTAAAAGATGGTCCAGGTATATTTGAACCAGAAGGGGACCTAGACAAATGAGAAATTCGTTAAGAATCGCCAGAGGTGGTCGTAAAATACTTTCAAACAACTCAAATATAAAAAGGAGTATATGTTATGTTTAAAACATTAACAAACTTATTTGCTAAAGACGAACTAGTAAAAGTTAAAACAGTAAAAAGAACTGCTGTTGAGACTAGAGGCAGAAAGTCTTTATCAAAAAAACAAAAAGTGTTAAACCTTTTATCAAAAGGTGATAACGTTGCTTGGTCTACAATCCAAAGCAGATTTGATTTAGAATCACCTAGATCAATGATTGACACTTTAAGAGCCGAAGGTTATATGATCTACGGTAACAGAGTCAATGGTAAGAAATACTACAGAATGGGCACGCCTACAAGAGCGATTGTCGCTGCTGGTATTAAAGCGTTGTACGGAACTCCGTTCAGATACAACAACCACAAGATTTCTGTAAAGAAATCAGACTTAATCGCACTTGATGCGTAATTAAATATTGGGGCGCTTCGGCGCCCCTTTTTCAAACCATATATATTATGACAGAATTTACAAATGGTATATTTAAATTAATTGCAACAACAAGTGTTGGCAGGGCATTGGTATATACTATTGGACATATCATTATTGCAATGAGTGTCGTAAGTATAGTTACAGGCGCTAGTATATTAGAATCAGGTGTGGTTGCCTTAGTCGAACCAACAATAAATGGTTTTTGGTATTATATGTTAGATAAAATTTGGAGTAAATATTTATGATGGATTTTGAACACGGTATATTAATGTTTATTATAGGTTGTACAGCAACCTTTGTAGGTTTCTTTATTGCTTTTTTAATTATAAATCATAATAAGAAAAAAGAAGAAGAAAGAATTAAAAGAAAAAAAGAAGGCCCAATACACCCTTATGGTGATGATACGGTATGAGTGTAAAACAAAAGATAAAATTTAAAAAACAATATTCACAAACAGAGAACTGGAATAGAAACGTTAGAACAATAGCAGAACACGCTAAAAAGTTTCCAATGACACGCAAGGTTGATACTTGGGAGTATGAATCATTAGGCGAGTGTATTAGAAGTGACCAAGTGCCCGCAGAAGAAATCGCAGAAATATTTACTGATAAAGCATTCTACAAGTGGTATAAGAAAAAGTATTGGTCAAATGATAGATAAAATATTAATTGACTTGGTTAAGCGAGATATTACGGGTGATGATGTAGCAATTTTTATGGGTGGTGGTACAGATAGTGCCACACTTTTATTTACTTGTTTGAGACTTGGTAAAAAACCTGTTGGTTATTCTTTTTTCCTAGAGGGTAAACCATCTTATGACTCATTAAAAGCAGAAGAGATATGTAAAACTTTTAATGTACCATTTGTTCCTGTACCAATGTCAACAGATAATTTAGAAGAAGATTTTAAAATACTTGCCACAAAATATAATTGTAAAAAGAAAACACATTTTGAATGCACGTTTCCATTTTTATATTTATTTCCAAAGATAAAAGAAAAGTATATCTTAACAGGTGTTGGTGCTGATAGTCATTATGTATTAAGTAAAAAAGGTATGATGCATTTTAAACACACAATAGAACTTATGAATAAGTTTAGATACAATTACTTTCATAACACACCTAATGCTGGTGCGATGGATCAGTTGAGACAATTTTGTGATGAGTATAATAAAGTATTAAGTGTACCTTATTTTGAAAAAGAAGTTTACGATTATTTTTATGATAGAAGCTGGGAAGAAATAAACAAACCTGTACAAAAACATTTAATTAAGAAATGTTATAAAGAGTTTGATAAGATTAAAGTTAAACCACACATTAACTATCAACTGTGTGCAGAGATAGACCATTACTTTGAAAAACTAATAGACAACAAAAAGATTAATTTTAAAAATAGAAAAAGAGTTATGGACATATGTAGAGATTGGTATGAACTAAACAGATCAAAGGCACAATTACCATTATGATATTAGTAGATTTAAACCAAGTGATGATTTCAAACCTTATGGCACAGAATAAAGGTAACCTATCTGAACTACCAAGTAAAGATGCTGTGAGACATAGTATATTAAATACAATTAGAGCGTTTAATGTAAAGTTTAAAGATGAATATGGTGAAATGATTTTATGTGCTGACGCAGCAGACCCTTGGCGTAGAGATATATTTCCAAACTACAAACATCAAAGACGTGTGGGTAGAGTAGAGAGTCAAATAGATTGGGATGGTCTATTTAAAATAATGAGTGACATCAGAGAAGAATTTATAAACAAACTACCATTTAAAGTATTACACGTTGATAAGTGCGAGGCAGATGACATCATTGGAACGTTATGTGAACAACAAGAAGATGATATATATTTAATCATATCTGGTGACAAAGATTTTATTCAATTACAACACTATGGTAACGTATATCAATTTAGTCCACTACTAAAAAGTTTCATAGGTGAACAACTAGATGCCACTGTATTTTTAAGAGAACAGATTATCAAAGGTGATAGATCAGATGGCGTGCCAAATATATTGAGCGATGATGATATATTTTTAAGAGACGAAAGACAAAGACCTATAAACAAAAAAAGATTAGAGGAATGGTCTAACGTGGATAACATACCACTAGGTAGTGAGACGAGAAAATACTACGAAAGAAATAAGAAATTAATAGATTTATCTATGATACCAAAAGACATATCTGAAAGTATTATAAATAGATATAAGAACTATAAAGTAAATGACAGGTCGCAACTGTTACAATATTTTATAGATAATAAATTAAAAGCATTGATTGAAAACATTAATGATTTTTGAAAACATATATATGGAGAAGAAAAATGGCTGAAAGAAATCCTAATCTCATATCACCGAAAGCAATGGAAGCGATAGCAAGTACCGCTGGATCTGGTAGAGAGTTAATTAGTGAAATCTTTACCAAGATAAACAACGCAAAAGATAAACCTAAAAAGATCGAGGTGTTAAGACGACACGATTCGCCTGGCATGAGAATGGTCTTAAAAGGTGCTTTTGATCCAAAGATAGTGTGGGACTTACCAGAAGGAACTCCGCCTTACATAGAGAACGAGGCACCCGCAGGTACACAACATACTTTTTTGGAAGTTGAGGCAAGAAGATTATATAACTTTGCCAAAGGTGGTAATAACACACTAAACAAGATAAGAAAAGAAACTTTGTTTATACAGATGTTAGAAGGCTTACATGCAAGTGAAGCAAAAGTTTTAATAGATGTAAAAAACAAATCACTTAATAAAACTTACAAAGGTTTGACAAGTGACATGGTTAAAGAAGCATTCGGTTGGAACGCCGACTTTGTAAAACCATAGAAAACACACGAATCAAAGGGTGCGACATCTTTTGTTCACCCTTTGTTCACCCCTAAAATCGTTGATTTTTCACGCAAAATACCTATTGACAAAACCCCTTTTTTCTGGTATATTAATAAATATAGAAAGAGAGATATATTATATTATGAAAAAACTATTAATAGGTGTTGCTATCATTTATCTTGCATTGACAGGATTAATGAATAGTGTAAAGGCGAATGATTATAATACTGCAGTGATTGGCCATGTCATACAAAATCACAAAGATATTGACCATGGTAAATTATTAGAAAATGAAATGAACAAGTTGATGCATTCAGTTTCAATTGAAATGGTATCAATACTACAAAAACACTTACCTTATATTATGGAAGGTGTGATGACAGAATTAAAACTAGAACTTGATAAAACGCATAAGTGTTTATTACTAAAAGATTCTAAAATCAAAGACAAGGATTGTCAGTGATAGAACTATTAGAAATAATTTTAGAAATGCCTATGGAACTACAAGTTATATTAGGATCAGGTTTAATATGCGTGTTATTACAATATAGAAAAGATAAGGTATGGGAAAAACAACAACAAGAAAATCACAGATTAAGAAAATACTAAAAAGAGATTTAGTAAGTAATCGTAAATATAAGACTACTTACAAAGACATTAAAAAGTATTTTGGTATCATAAATAAGTCGGTGTTTAATAATATGTTGGCACCGTTTAACGATATAAAGATTAAAAAGATTTACAAAGACGAGAGTAAGAAATATTGTTATGGTCAGGTTACGGTTTGGGAATGGAAAAGAAAAGGCACTCAACAATTTCATTTAGAGATGCAACCTTATTATAGAAATAAGAAAGATTTTGTTGATACTTTAGGGCAT